CCAAAATCTGAGTAGTTTGTATCCATTTTCTTCGGCCCATTTGTTTTTTTCTTGGTCATTTTTTATATTAATTTCTTGGGTTTTGCATACTGGGTTGTTGTATATTTTAGGGTTACAATGATAAAAATCACCATCTATCTCTATTAATATATTATATTCGGGAATATAAAAATCAAATATCTTTTTTATTTTAGCTGCGAAAAAGAAATGTTTATATTTTATATCCAATATATCTAATAAAGTTTTGAATTTTTCTTCTAACTTTGATGTGTGGTATCTTTCAGGATCTTCTAATATTCTTTGTATAGCACTATCACTCATTTTTTCTTTAGTTTTATTGGAGTGTTTTCTACCTATTCCAAATCCCTCAGGTTTAGGTTTAGGAATACCTTTAGCACCTTTAGATATTTTTTTGCCTAGCTCTGGGTCTTTTCTGGTTTCTTGAATAGCATCTTTTATATAATCATATTCTCCAGAAGCAAATTTTTTTTTACGAGCTTCAGATATGGCTTTTATTCGTTTTTCTGATTTTGGGTCTCCCCATATTTCTTCAAATGTTTTTCCTTTACTTATGGTTTTTAAATGTTTTTTATTATATGAAGGAAAATCAGACAATACAGGATTATATTTCATTAATTCACCGCAACCACATTTGCAGGTAGGTTGAATATTGTTGTATTTAGTTTGAATTAAATATGTTTGCTTGTTTTGTTTGTGTTCGTGGAGAACATGTTTAGCAAATTTAATTTTATTATCTGTTTGATAATCGCAGTAATGACATTTTTCCATAAAGAAACCCTCTCGTTTATTATACATATTACGAGAGGGTTTAAAAATGCAAATGGATTGTGGAGTTCTTGAATTAAGAACGTAACAATCTAAATGTACTGCTAAAAATTGAGTACACAATAATCAGGTTGGCAAGTTATTTGAATATTTACAGCTGTATCAAGTGTATCCCAACTATAATCACCAAAGTTAACAGTAGTAATCATTGCTCCTTTAATAATCCATTCGGATACAATATCACCTACAGGGCCTAATACATCAAATGTTAAGTCTTTCTTGTAGAAATCAGAATATCCATCTCTACCAGTTACTGATTCGTGATGTAAACGTACCCATTCCATTACAGCTTGTGCGCCGGAAGGAGTAATAGGATCAAATAAAGTAAATGTAATAGGACCCCAAGTAGTTACACCTTTAACGTAACGTTGTACGTTAATGTGATTTAATCTAACTGAGCCTTGGGTTAGGTTTACATTACTTACACCTTTGATTTCATAAGCCGGAATACCATCAATGTACATGATAAATCGGTTAGCCTGTTTCGGTTCAAAGGCGGTGAAAAATATTTCGTTTGGATCTAATATTGCCATGTTATATTTTGTTTATTATAAATATTCTGTCTTTAAAAATTTACGCAGGGAATGTAGCACCTGTTGGAGTAATATTGAAGTCGAGGTAAATAAATTCAGCGGTTTTGGTTGGTTGTAAGTAAATTTGACCTACCATCTGATTTCTATCTACCACATCTGGAGTGTTATTTGAGTCGTCCATTACTACTTTAAATGCGTATAAACCTTGACGTTGTTGTACTGATTCGAGGTATGGGTTAACTTGGCTTAAGAAGGCATTTCTCGTTGCGATTGTGTTTTGTTCAAATACTAAGTTATTTGCTACTTGAGAAATATAAGACTTAAGGGCAATTAACAATCTACGAACATTTACACGATCAAGAGCAGATGCTGCTGTTTGTAATGTCTTTTGACCATATACTACAACACCTTGTCCAGGGAATGTAGCGATTGGGTTAACTTTATTGCTATATAATGTATCTCTATCTGATTGGGATAATTTACGTTCTGCTCTAATTACTCCAGCTAAACCGCCTCTGTTAATGCCGGCAGGTGCAAACCATGGTTCAGCAACGCTGTCATTGAAAGCATACACACCACCAATTAATGTAGAAGCAGGTACCCAAACAAATTGACCGGTATCGGGATCAATTACTTGTAACCAAGGCCAATATGAAGCAGCGTATGATGTATTTCTGCTTAAAGCTTGGGTACTAATTGTAGATACACTTGAATTATATGGTACTAAATCAAGTACAAAAATATTATCTCCTCTATTTTGTGTGTTAGAGATAATAGTGGTTACTTGGGAAGTTTGTAGTGAATTAAATAAACCAGGAGTTAATAATACATTAAATCTATAATCATCTTGATTAGATAATAGATTAATCATATTAGTATAACTAGCACTTGGAATACCTTGAGATCTGTTACCATCTGTAATAGCACTATAATATTGACCATCAGTAGATACAGTTCCAATAGCATTGTTAAAAGATCCACTTGCATTAAGAGGTATAGATCCAGTAAATTGTGTTTTTGCTATTCCATTATTATCAAAATAATTTGGAGTTGGGTTATTAACCGCACTTACATAAACATATCTCGAATTATTTGGATAAGAGCCAGTTACATCTAAATAATAGCTAGTTCCTGAGGAAGCAAAATTTAATGCTTGATCACCGATTACCCTAGATACAAAATTAGGAGCTAACGGGTCCATAGACAAATTAGTCCATGTTTCTAATACAATAGGAGTATTAGTATTATCATTTCCCTGTCTAATTAACAGATCAAAAGTACCCGAAGATGTATTGGAATTTACAATTTGCCATCTTACATTATCTGCTGAGCCACTTAGCAATGATCCAGATACATCTAAACTAGAGCTACTATTCATTATAGTACCCTCAGAAATAGTTTTAAGCACCAATGTTGGTTGGGTTGGAGCAGTAGTACTACCACTAATAGCGGTACTAGTTGCTTCTGAATAGCCACCACTAACTACTCTAGCTATTAATAGTGTTTCGCCACCATTATTAAAGTAATTGTAAGCGGCAATTGAAGTAAAGTATGTGTAAACTTGCCCACCTGTTACAAATGTTGATCCGAATTTATTTAAATAATCGGAGTATGAAGTAACAATAGTAGGTACTCCAACAGGTCCTTTAACTGTGGGGCCTATAATTGCTGCTCCAACTGTTACAGGTTGTTGAGTAATAAACGATTGATCATTTTCTCTCGCTAAAACGCCAGGAGATATTAAAGTTTCTGCCATGTTTTTATAGTTTTTTGTTGTCTATAAATATGACAGAAATTCGTAAAAATTAATTTTCTCTTAAGGAAGGAGTAAATTCTCCTGTTTCAGGATTTACAGAACCAATACCATATTTATTTGTAATATTTTGAACAAATTCTTGTTCTTGTTTTTGCACGTCTTGCAAAAATTGTTCTGCTTTTATTCTTCTTTGTTCTAAAGAAAATTTAGCAACCTCAATTTGGCCTAATTCTTCAATAACGATACGACCATTTTGTTGTAATTCTTGTAATGTAGTTAATTCTTCTTGTGTTAATTTTTGATTTTCCATAAATTTAATTGTTTATTATACATATTATGAGTTTAAAAATTTATTAATAGATTCTATAACCTGTTCAGGTTTAATTAATTTAGTACATTCAAATTGACGAGGAGTATTTTTATGATCAGGGCACCATTCCCAATCTCCTGCATCTAGTACGTGTCTATTAAAACAACCTGTACAAGCATTATATTCTAAAGGATAAATTCGTTCGCAGTCCTGGAATTCAGTATAGGGATAGCTAAAGCCGGATATTAAGATAGTTGGGGTATTTAAAGCCCATGATATCCAACTTAAACCACTTCCCATTCCTATAAATAGAGAAGCATCGCGAATATCAATCATTCTATCTTCTAATGGAATATCAAATCCTGTTTTGTCTATTACCCTCGTTAATGTGCCTCCTAATTTTGAATCGTGCCATTCATCTCCTAAAGGTTCGGCTGTCAACATAACAACTTTATATCCTTTATTATTTAGATAGTCTATTATAGTTTGCCACCCACCAGGATAGTTCCAATATTTTGCATGAGCAGAAGCATGAGGAGCTATTACAACATATTTATCTTGAATGTCTGTTTTCTTTAAAGGAGCATCT